AGGTGGTAATAGAGAGCCTAAGGTAGTTGTTGGTGGTGCAATTCGTGGCAGAGCCTACGACAAAGACGGTAAACGCATGGATAAGGACGGGGTATCAGTTGCGAATAAAACAACACAGATGTTAGAGTTGCGTAAAGATAAAAAATCAAACGCTATTACAACAGTAGGTAAAGATAGTGTTGTGGTTGAAAACTTACCTGATAAATCACAAACAATTAAGTCGCAGTATTACAAGTCATCAAGGGCAAACTTTGAAAGACAAGGCACATTTCATGCTACAGGTGTGCAACAAGAAGACCTAACATGGCGTAAGCTTACACCCTTGGAGTGTGAACGCTTACAGACAGTCCCAGACAACTACACGAACCACGTGTCTAACACTCAAAGATATAAGATGCTTGGCAATGGTTGGACAATTGAAGTGATTAAACACATATTTAATAACATGGAGTATTAATTGGATAGAAGAAAAATACCTAAACATTTAAAGCATTTATCGGACCGAGCTTTGCAATGTTTGTTATACATATTTAGAGCAAGGTAAAGACAGGGTAGGGTAGGGCATAGTAAATTGCTCAACATTACAGCTTTATGCGTCTGGTGTAAGGGATAGGGTACAGCAAGAGGGGATAATACCCTTTTCCTTACCCTGACCGTAAACGCTGATTCTACCGTTGTTTAAGATGTTATTAGTGTATAGGGTATAGTATTATTAATAATAATAATAATTATAATAATATAGGTGTACAGGCATATATATTATATGGCTAATATATAAATATATAAGAATAGGGAAAGCATACCCTCTACCCTCTACCCTATTATTAGATTTAAGGACATTTGATGGCTAATTATAAGAAGAAAGGTAAGAAGGCTCCTGATACACCTTTGGTTGATAAGCCAACGGCTTTCGAAGACGACCCGGAGTTTGAGCTTACTGATATGCAAACAGCCTTTGTTTGGCATTATGTAAATGACAATTGCACACAGACCGAGGCTGCAAGAAGAGCTGGATTCGAGTTCCCGGCACAAGCAGCTACTAGGTTTTTAAATGGCAAAGAATATCCAAATGTACTCAAAGCAATCAAGGTTGGTCGTGAAGAGTTAGCACACAAGTATGCAATCACACCTGAGAAGACAGCAAAAATGTTATGGAAGATTAGCGAAGAGGCCTACAACAAAGGTCAGTTCAATGCTTCGGTATCTGCATTACGAGAACTGAACGAGCTTGCTGGGTTAAAGATTAAGAAGACAGAGAACTTAAACATAACAGCTAATCTGGATAATATGAGCCACAAAGATATAGAGGGTAGACTCAAAGAGATATTCGGTGGCGATATAATTGATGCTAAGTATGACGATGTATGACAGTTTAGTTAGAGTTTATAAATATTAAATCAAACCTAGTGTTGGCCTTTTTTTCTCCCAAAACAAAATTTTTTGCCGGGCAGACCCTAAAAAACAAAAAATAACCTAATATCAGTAACTTACGCACACAATAATTTGTTGCGCTTCCGGGCATTGTTATTTTATGTTAGTCGCATAGTGTCCACAGTGCTAACATCTACACTTTTGCACGGCCAAAAAGCCTATAAAACCGGGACTCTATTGGATTCCAAAACCAAATCCAAAAAAAAATAAATTTGCAGACCCTATGCCCAATATACGGCAGTCGCTGTCACAACAGCTATTGCAACTAAGTTACAAAAATTCAATATTCATTTTTTCATTTAAGTGTTGTTCATAACATAAATTAATGTATAATCTTTTTTAAAGGACATAACATGAAAATTGATAAACCCGCATTAAAAGAATCAATCGTTGATACGCTAATAGGCGCAGTCTTTAATTTTCCACTGTCTTGGCTGACCATAACGCTGGTCCTGTTGTTTACTCAGAACTCATTTTTATTGTCGCTAAGCCAATTAATTGTTTTATCCATAATCGCAATAATCAGAAGATATTATGTTAGAGTATATTTTGATAAGCAGAACAAAAGGAATGGTTTATGAGTATAGAAAAAGAAGACATGGTAAGTATTGATGAGCTTATCAAAGAATTATCAAGAATTAATGAAAGCTTGTTTGCAATAAACAACAACATTGCTCAATTGGTATTGGTTTACCAAATGCAGCTAATGGCCAGCGAAGAGTTTAAGCAGTTGGCTAATCCAGATACAGATACCCCCAAAAAAAAGTTACATTAATTTGATTAAAAGTGTTGACTCTAATACTTTATTACCCTAGTATGAACACTGTAACAAACAATATAAGGAAAAATTATGAAAAAAATAGAAACAACCAAGCTAGAAAAATTACAAAAACAACTAGCTGAACACTTAGATGAAACGGTAGAACTCAATTGTCGTATATTTGGCAAGATGAAATTTACCATAGGCAGTTTTTTAGACACCGGGATAGTATCTAAAAAGGTTCTCAAAGATTGCCCGGCATGGCACGAAGACATGTTGGTCTATCCAACCACAAGAGCCTTAATGAAAATGGCCGAGGAGAGTAATCAATGAGCAAAAGACCGTCAAAGCCTTACAACACCATTGAATCACAGATGGTTAGCAGACCTACAGGCAGAAAAGCACGCAGAAAAGCGGCAAAAATTGCTAGGCAAGAGTTTGTAAAGCAAAGAAGCAAAAAAGATGGAATTTGATAACATACGTTACTTACACGGTTGCCTAGAAAATGAGCGTGGCAGACTGCAACATCTTATTGGCGCTGCCAAAAGTGGCAATCAACCACTTGATAACTCAATTATCAAAGGTCAGGAAGAGAAAATATCTAATCTTGAAATAAAAATTAAGAAGTTGGAGAGCGAAAATGAATAATGCTGAATATTGGAAAAACCTTACTGAACACAACGCAAAACGAAAAAGGTGGAAAGAAAGACAGATTGATAAAGGCGTGGATATACCAACACCTTTAAATAAGACATCTCATGCATACGCAGCATTTTACGAATTTTTAAATACTCTTGAAATAGGTGACAGCTTTATAATCGAAAAAGATGAGTATAAAAGTGGTGCTGCACAACATGTAGCTATGGCAAAAAAAGCAGGCAAAAAATTAACTAGCAGAAAAATATATCATGATGACGACCCAAACGAGTTTCATTATAGGGTTTGGTATGTTGCAGATATAGAGCCTGTTGATTCTGGAGAGAAAAAAACACGCAAACCTTACGATGTGGTTCACAGACAAGACCCTGCGACAGGTAATTATGATGCTTGCATGGGTAAATTACCCAACGACATACTGTTTATAGCGGAACAAAACGAAGAAAATAGGCAAATAGTTGAAGATATTAGAAGATTGAATAGAATACTTATCGAAGAATTAGCAAAACAAAACATAAAGCTACCAAAACAGGGGGAATAACATGGCTTCATCAGATTTAATCATTCAGATTGTGCAACTTTTTAATCAATTAGAAAAAATAGAGTCACAAGAAGAACTTATCAAAGTATTAACAGAAATTTATCAAATAAATTTAGTAAATAAAGGAGAAAAAGACCAAAAATAATTTTAGGAAGGCTTAAAACAGCGTTTCCAAGTAGCTGCTCGCTAAGTGGCGGCGTAATCGACCTAGATGTGTGTGACACCCTGCTGTTTTTTATTGGACTGCCTTCCAGCCTTCGCAGTTACAGTAGCTGTTTGGGTTTTTCATGGCGGGTTAATCTAGGACACTTAGCATTATAAGGAGAAAAATAATATGGATAAACTACAATACGAATCAATTTACGGCTACTGCCGGGTGTCATCAGATGAACAGGCCAAGCACGGCACATCTTTGGCTGAACAAAAGAAGACCATAACCAAAATGTCTATGTATCTGTTTGAAAGAGAACCTGACGGTTTTTATGTCGATGACGGCGTTAGCGGTGCATTAGATTTTTATAAAAGACCTGATGGTAAAAAATTGCAGAATATCCTAGAACCCAACGATGTAGTATTAGTGGCAAAGCTTGACAGATTAATTAGAAGATTGAGTGTGCTTTGTAGTGTGCGTGATGCCTTTAACGAGCTAAACATACATTTGTTTGCGCACGATATTTTAGGCGGTGCTGAGTCTATTAGTACCTCTAAGTCACCTAATGTAAATATGTTTGTAAACATGATGGGAACTTTTGCAGAGTGGGATAGAGAGGAAACCGCACGAAAGTTGTATCAAGGTAAGATGGCTTGTGTTGAACAAGGCCGACACATAGGCGGTGGTGTGCCATACGGTTATGAGTTGGTAAAGCAAGGCAGACATAAATACCTAAAAGAAATACCAAAACAACAAGAAATTATTGATTACGTGGATAAATCTTTAGCCAGACACAAAAGAAATGGTCGCAAAACTCCGTGGCGTAGTATTTCAAAACAAATTAAATCTTTGTATGACGCAGATATACCGCCGTGGAAAGTTTCACGAATTGCACTAAGAAAGTTTAAAGAACGAGCAAGTGTGTGATATATTTAATTTACAAAAAAAATCATAACTAGCATGACTTATAAAAAAACTAAAAATTACGAAACTAAAAAAACGGTTGATAATGAAAATATTAAATTTTATAAAAGTTTAGATAATTTTAATGTTTCTGCTAAATTTACAGGACCAGTAAAACCCATAGGGCAAAGAACAACTAATGATGTATCATCTTTGATAATAAACAAACCTATAGGCGATAGAGGGTATATTAATGCATTTGCAAGAAAACAAAGCAATCTACCTTTAGAAAAAAATATTAATTTAAGTTTAGATTTAGGTAAAGGTTTTTCTGCTTATGGGGGAAAGTCTAAAAACAAAGGTCCGTATTACGGTATTTCTTTTAAGAAAAAATTTTAGAATATGAACAATGGAAATGTCTCAACCTGATATTGATAAATTAAATCAACTAAGGCTAACGCAAGCCATAGACCCATCTACATTGCTCGAAGGCATACCTAAATCTAAAATTGAACCAATTGGAGGTTTAGGCGGCATATCTGAAAGAGAAGCATTTGGTGGTCCAATTTATCAAATGTTAAATCCTAGCGGTCGCGCCATTGTTGACGCATTAGATATGAAAGGACAAGGTTTAGGTGGGTTCCTTGCACAAATGACTATTGGTCCGGGCAAAACAAAAGCAGTTGGTAAAGGCATATCATCATTACCTATGTCTGAAAAGATTATGGATAAAGCATTTCAATTAGATAAAAGCAGACCAGCTCCTACAGAAGTTATAGAAACATTAGTAAATAAGCGTAGAAATTTAATAAAAAAACAAGCAGAAGATTTTTCTTTAGACGATGATGCTTATTACGCTGTTTTTGATGAAATAGATGCTATAGAAAAACAGTTAAAAAATTTTGGATTTGATGATTTTAGTTTGCGTTTGTTGGATGAGGGTACATCAAGACTACCAAACATACCAAAGCTTAGTCCTATTTTTGGGTCGGTGAGAAAAAAAATAAGAAAAATTATAGAAAATGCTAGCTTTTTTGACCCACAAAAGGCTGTAGGCAAACAAACTATTGTAGAAAAGGCCAAAGAAACATCACCTATTAGTGCAAAAATTATTGAAAAAATTGGAGACCAACGTGGAGGTATGGGCGGTAATTACAGGAGTTCTCCGTACTTTATGAATAAAATGGGTGAATCAATGTCAATAGAAAGAGCCATGCAAAGTCTTTCAAAGCAATTGGACGTAGGACCGCCCAACCCTAAAAACTTTATGGTTGGCGTGGGAGCTTTTCCTAATAAACTTACAACCAAACCTTACAATCTAGCAGAAAAAACATCTATGCTTGTTCCTTTTAAGGGTGAGTTTCTTGTCGGTACTGAAGCAACCCCATTTTTTGTAGACCCCAAAAAACTTGCTGACAAATTAACCATGAGTGGTACAGGCGCAGATTTTTTTAAAGTAAGAGGAGCAAGCATTTTAGATGACGGCAAATCCAAAGAACTCACAGAGAATATCAAAAAATTTGGATATTCACCCAATGAGCCAATATATATTAATATCACGCCTCTGGGCTATGCTCATCTTGATGAAGGTAATCATAGATTAGCCAAAGCTTTGATAGAAAACTACGATGAAATCCCTGTTAGTTTTAGGTATATCTCTGGCGCAGAAAGGGTTAATCATGATTTTGCAATTAACAGATTAGATAATTTTGTTGCAACAGGTAAAAAAGGTTATAAAACACCCAAAGAAATGAAAGCTTTTGCAAATAAAAGAACCATAGAGGCTAGGTCAATAAAAAGTAAAAGTGATTTACAAAAAGATTTGGATGAGTTGCAAGAATTGTTTGCACAACAAGCTGCAAAATTTCAAAGAGCTAAAAATGTAGAACAAAGCGCTATACGTGATGGTTACTTACCCGACATTGAAAAAAGCCAAAAAATTATGCGCACCACCGACAGTTACGGTAAAGTGCTTAGGGAAGAAATGGATAGAATACAAAAACTGATAGATAACTATGGCGACACTTGATAACGTAAATCTATTTGCAGTAGGTGGTGCAACCGATGACACCCAAGACCCGCTATACCCAGAATATTTAGAATTAGTTAAACGCTTTGAAGAAATAAAACAAGGCCCAACCATACCGGGCGGCTATCCTGATGCTCCATCGTTTGCAAGTTTTAAAAAAGATAAACAGAATGAATTAGCAAGACAGACTCTTGCAACAGAATTAGAAGCTAACAACATAAAAAAATCTTACGAAGAAGGTTTTACTCAGTTGCCCATCGGTGAGCAACTTTTATATTACATCAACCCGGTTACAGGCGTGCCAATTGAAACCTATGAAACTGGTTACTTTACGAAAGAAGGCGGTCTAGGAGTCAAAACCCCCAAAGAAATGCTAGTAGATGCTATAGACCCACGCAAAAACATATTTCAAAAATCATTCTTAAAAGCTGAAGACCCAGTATCGGCAGCTATTGCACCACTTTCAGCGCTTGGTGCATTAGGTGGTATTGGCGAACTAGCCAATATACCTAAAGCAGGATTAATGGCTCTTAGAAGATTTCAACAAAAAACTATGGACGGCGGTGGCGGTGGTATTGGTGAATTGCCGCCAACTACTTTAGATGAAGATGTAAACAAATTTGCTCGTGACGGAGATTTTGTGTCACCCACCATAGAAGCTTTAATTAGAAATGCACCAAAAAATATTAAAGGTAAACAAATAATTGAATATCTTAATTCTAAGGGTGCGCCTAGTGCAGGAATAAAACCCAAAGAATTACCTTATCTTGATATAGAAAGATTTATTGAAGAAAACCCTAATGCTACCCTACCCGAAGTGATTGAACATGCAGGCAAAAACAAAGTGCAAGTAGGAGAGGTTGTGTATAAAGATATTGGCACAGATGGTTCTGATTTTTATTTTGAAAGGTCTACACCTGAGCTTGACCCAATAGACCCTTCATATAACAACAATGAATACATGGTGGACTTGGTTAGGGATGAGATTGATACTTATGGAGAAGACCTTGTAAATTTGTATAACGCTTACAGAACACAAAAATACAATCGTACCAACAGTGAAGCAGGCATACCGCCAAAAATAAACGACTATAGTGAAATTACTGACGAAGGTCTTGCAATGCTAGACATAGACCGAGATACCCTTATTGAAACGCTAGGCGATGAACTGTACAAAGATAATCCCTACATTCTAATCGAACCAGCAGGCGAGGGTTTTCAAGGCGGCGATAAAACTTTTGCTTTTGGTAACGATGATGTTGGGTATCAAACCTTCATAAACGGCGAAAGAATTAAAATGTCTGATTATGGCTACGATGATGTTGCTTATTCAGCAAATGAGGCAGAAATTCGTTTACAACGTATTTTAGAAGAACGAGAAGATATTGATATAGGCATGTATTTAGGCGACCAAAAATTCAAAACCTATGTTGATACTACTTTGCCCGGCGGAAAAAATTATTCAGAAAAAGTGTATACCTTTGATAATGCAGATGAAGGTTTACCAAGTGAAATGTCTCACTTTGATGAGGATACACAAATTGCTCATAAACTTGGTAGAGATAGAATACTAGAAGATGGCACAGTTTCTGTGCATGCAGACGAAATACAGTCTGATTTACATAAAGAAGGAAGAAAGTACGGCTATACAGACCCTGAACAAGATAAAGAAATACGATTAAACTTAATTTCACAAAATAAAACTTCTTTCGCATTACACAAAAAAATTGTTGAGCGTATGCGTAAAGAACTTGATGAAATAAAAGAGCTTGCGGCAAAACACCCTGAACTAAACGATTATCTAGGAGAATATGATTACGGTGACAAAGATTTGGCTGTACGTAAATTAAGTGGCGAAGACCAAGGACAAATAGTTTTTGCTACTAATCAAGATACAGAGATATTTTTAGACCATTTAAGAAAAAAATATGGCGATAGTCCAACAATAAATAATTTTCGTGTACCAAGCAGAATACAGGTGTTAGATAGAAATGTTCAAAAAATAGAAAAAGACTTGGCTGAATGGAGAGATGTCGTTTTACCAAAGCTTGATGACGTAAAAACATATACTGGCAGGCAAGTCCCACCAATGGCGCAAACTACGATAAATATTAAAGATGGCACACCTGAATCCGTAACCACGGTTCTTAAAGAGTTTAAAAAAGCTGTTAATAAGCCAAACTACGCAAATAAAATAAAAAAAATACAAGAACTCGAAGTTGAGTCTAGTAAAATAAATCAAAAACTAGCAGAAAACTTTTTACAAGATTTAGCTAAATTTAGCCAACAATACCCTGATGCAGATTTATCTGATGTTATGCGTTTTGTAAATATGGCAAAAGAAAATAAATTAACAGGTGGTATTGTTGACTTAGCCTATAAAAGCTTGCAAAAGGCAGAACTTAATAATTTAACCGCAAGAGCAAATCGAGATTTAGACGTTTTTTCTGACCCTAGAAACGTAGATATTACAAATCCAGCTTTAAGTAGGTTATTAGACGCTGATTTAAACTTTCGTGAAATGCCACCAGAAGCAATGGAGCAAATCAATAAAGTCAAAAACAATAGACAAGCAATTAATAAACTTAGAGATGACACAACAATAGACTTGGAAAATTTTATGGAGGTACAGGATTATGTGTCTGACGACTTTATAGAATTACAAAATTTAGACAAAATAATAACTGATAAAAACCGCAATTTTATGTCAATGGTACCTAATTTTCCATTCAAAGGCGATGATTACGGCGAGATGGTGTTGAAAAAAATGATTTTAGATGCAATTAACGAAGGCAAAGATGCTATTTCTGTTTCAGCTTCAAGACCTATATTGGAAAGGTATAACATGACACCGGGCAGTGATGAAGCACAATTTTTTGAACGATTTTATGATTCGACCTTGCCAAAATCAATGGATAAGTTGGCCAAAAAATACGGCGGTGAGTTTGAAAGAGGCAGCTTAGACCTAAAAGATACTTTTGGTGAGCCAAGTAGACTACCTTTAACTAAAGCAGAAGATTCTCCTGAGGCTATTGGATTAGGCTTCCTAGAAGAAAGGGAACCTCAACGTTTTTACGATACTATAGAGATAGCTAGTGCAAAAGCAAACATCCTTCGTATTACCCCTGAAATGAAAGCAAAGATAATCAAAGAAGGTTTGCCACTCTTCTACATGGGTGGTAAAGTATCAAAAAGTAATTCAATGGATAAACCCATAGAAGGCAATAGACGAGAAATGTAATGGCAGTAGACTATTTAAAAGATTATCTTGGAGTGGACCCAAGCGACTATTCTGCTATGGAAAGAACCATTGCTGGCGTGCCTCCTGTTGGTCAATCTATTATTCCTAATATGAGCGCACCATCAACACCACAGCCAAGAATGATTGATGCAACACCTATTCCGTTTAGTCCTATGCCCATGCAAGACTTTGGCTCACAAATAAGTGGACTAGAAGAGCAAATAAGTAAATTAATGGAACAAATGGGTGTCCTAGAAACAGAAAAAAATGATGCACTCCAACAACAAGATGTAATGCGAGCCGAATTAGCACAAGCTCAACAAGATGCTCTTACAGAACAAGCAAACGAGTTTGAAGGGGTTAAATTAGGTTTAGAGCAACAAATAGCTGATTTGAACGCACAAATAGGTAATACTCAGACAACAACAGACATACCAACGCTTACAAAAGATGTGCGTATTCCGGGTATTAGTAAAAAAGATATTGATTATGGCTACGGTCCGGGAATAATGCCGCCATTACCTGATGATTTCTTTATAGAACCAAATGCTTCAATGCCTACACGTCAACCATCAATAGGTGGTATAGAGAATCCAGACGGAACAATTAGAGGTTCTAAACCACCGTTAATAGAAAGACCATTAGAAAGTCTGATATCAGGACCTAGAAGACAAGATTTTATGTCTATAGAAAGATTAGGTAAAGACCCTATGGATATTTTACCACCAATGCCTAGTCCTGTTGCACCTATACCACCCGCAATGCCACCCATGACTCCACCCATGACACCAAGGCCAAGACCAAGACCTGTTCCTGTGCCACAACCCATGACACCTAGTATGCCTATGCCACAACCCATGGCACCCACAATAAGACCTGACATGACTATGATGGGCGGAGCAAGAGGCGGTTTTTCAGGCAGTATGCGACCAATGATGATGCGAGCAAACGGTGGCGGTATTTCAAAAGCTTTAGTAGATTTAAAAAGCAGACTTAAATAATGGCTGTCGGATGGGGTCGTTCTACTTGGGGTGCTGGACCTTGGGGTCAACCAGCGTCAGTATCAGTAAGCGTTTCCGTATCTGGTGTTGCTAGTACATCTGCATTAGGCACGGTCACAACAGATGCTGAGGCCAATGTAATTCCAACAGGTCAAGTCGCAACCTCTGCTCTTGGTTCTTTATCAGTAGTAGCAAAAGCTAACGTAACTCCGTCTAGTCAAGCAGGGACTTCTGCATTAGGCACACTAACTGTTGTAGCTAAAGCCAATGTAATTCCAACAGGTCAGTCTGCAACATCGGCTATTGGTGGTGTTGGTGTAAATGGAGAAGCTGTTGCTAATGCAACAGGAGTAACTGCTAGTCTTGGTGCAGTAAGCGTGGATGTAGACGGTGAGGCTAACGTATCAGTTACTGGGCAAAGTGCAACTTCCGCAGTTGGCAGTGTCACAGTACATCATAATGAACAATTCACTATTACAGGTGTAGCAGCAACATCAAGTGTAGGTAGTGTCACAATCTCGGGAAAAGCTAATGTAACACCTGAATCATTATTAATCACAGGTGTTTTAGGCACACCACAGGTGTATGGATTAATTGACAGTTCACAAACACCAAATTATAGTACAATAACAGACACACAAACCCCTAATTGGGAAGAGGTAGCATAGATTATGGCAACTTATGTAAACGATTTAAGATTAAAAGAAATAGCAACTGGTGATGAATCAGGTACTTGGGGAACATCTACCAATACCAACCTAGAGCTTATAGCAGAGGCATTTAGCTTTGGCACAGAAGCAATTACAACCAACGCTGATACACATACAACTACAATAGCAGATGGCTCTACTGACCCCGGTAGAAGTATTTATTTAAAATATACAGGTACTCTTGATAGTGCTTGTACTATTACTATCGGTCCAAACACCGTATCTAAGCTTTGGTTTATAGAAAATGGTACAAGTGGTTCACAAAACATAATTATTTCACAAGGTAGTGGTGCCAATGTAACCATACCTGCTGGAGATACTAAAGCAGTTTATTCAGACGGAGCTGGCTCTGGAGCAGCAATAGTAGATGCTTTTGCTAGTCTTAACGTAGTAGATTTAAAAGTAGAAGATGATTTAACCATAACAGATAATCTTACTTTTAGTTCTGATTCAGCAGTTATAACCTTTGGTGCGGATGGAGATACCACCCTTACCCATACAGACGGAACAGGATTAACATTAAATTCAACAAATAAACTTTGTTTTAATGATGCTAGTCAGTTTATACAAGGCTCAAGTGCAACTGTGCTGAGTTTAGGTGCAACAGATGAAATTGATTTGACAGCAACCGCGATAGACGTAAATGGTACCTTAGATGTTAGCGGAGCTATAACTTCTTCTGCTGGGGCAACCATAACTACAGCCGATAATACTAACCAACTTACATTAGTATCAACTGACGCAGATGCAGCCGTTGGTCCCGTATTAGATTTATACAGAAACTCTGGAAGCCCTGCTGATGATGATTTTTTAGGAAAAATTAATTTTAGA